AATAGTTTCCTCTGCCATAATATCAATGTATGTCATTGGTTTTTCTTGACCTATTCTATCTATTCTTGCTTCTGATTGTTGACGTTTTTCTAAATCATATCCATTAGAATAATAAATCATAGTAGATGCACCTGTAAGAGTAATACCATAACCACCTGTTTGTGGTGTACCAACAATAAATCTAACTTTACTATCAGGGTTTTGAATTTCTTTAATTGCTTTTTGTCTATCTTCAGTTGTAGTGTCACCAAAATAAGTTACAGTTGAACCAGGATATTTTTTCTCTAATGCATCTACAATACTTTTAATATCATATCTATAGTGAGCCCATATTACAGCTTTACCTTCAACCTCTTCAATAATATTCATAAGTTCATTTAGTCTATTACTTTTAACTTCTTGAACAGAATCATCATCAGCTTTAAAATGACCACAAGTAATTTGATGTAGTCTCATCATTTGAGTAATGACAGTTGCGGTTGTAGTCATCTTACCATTTAACATAGCAAGAGCCTGTTCTTTCATTTGTTTATATAATTTTTTTTGTTCATCAGTGAGTTGTATAATTCTTTTCATATAAGTTTTTTTAGGTAAATCTAAACAATCATCTTTTAAACATCTGTATGAAAATGGTTTTAATTTTTCTGATAGTTCACCTAAGTTTCTATAACCAACTACAATTTCAACTTGTCTACCTGATACATTTATTTTTCTACAGATAGCATATCTAGTTCTAAATGAATAATAAGATTGTTGATCTAGTAACCACGGATCTAAAAATTGACATTGACTAAATAAATCTAAGGGTGATTTAGTTACAGGTGAACCTGTAAGTATTCTTCTATACTTAGAATATTGAGCTAAATCTAAAATGGCTTTAGTTCTTTTTGCACTAGGATTTTTTATTGTAGTAGATTCATCAATGCCAATTAATGCTCTATGTGAATTTAAAAACTTCCATGCATATTGTAATCCTTTTTTAGTTGAAAACGCTTCAACATTCATAATACAAATATGTAAATCTTCATCAGTTTGAAACAAAGCTTTCATGTCAGGAGCATCAGGTTTAGTTTGCCAGAAACCAATTTTCTTTTCTATATGATCTGGTAAGTGATTTGGAATTTCTGCTTCCAACCAGTTTTTATAAACACCTTTTGGTGCAACAATTAATGCACCATTAATCTTACCTTTATCATAAAGCATAGCAATATTATCAATAAGTACCTTTGATTTACCGGTACCCATTTCCATAAAGTATGCAAATACTTCTTTGTTCCAAGACATTTCTAAAGCTTTGAGCTGATGCTCAAAAGGCTTACTTTTGAATTTATAATCCATAATTTTTATTTATACTTTCTATTGTAATGCGTTATCAAATGTCATATAAAATGTCAAGAAGTTATGAAAAATAAAGTTTATGTCATCCAGGACATTCCTGGTACTAGAGAAGGTCGTCCCAAAATAAACATTATTGGTGCTGGCCACTATGGTGAATTAAAAGTTTTACTACCTGAGAATGCACAAATTATTTTAAGTGCAGGTCCTTTAGTTTTTAAATTAAGAAAATTATTAAAAGATTATACACCAGAAGATTATTTATTATTAACCGGTGATCCTGCAATTATTGGTGTTGCATGTTCAATTGTTTCTGATATAACTAACGGCCAATATAGATTGTTAAAATGGGACAAACAAGAAAGAAGATATTATCCAATTGAAATTGATTTGTATCAAAGAGAAACTACTTGACAATTTAGTTTGTAGGATTATATTAGAAAGAATAGAAAGGTAACACATGAGTGAAATAAATTATAGAGAAGATAAGCAAGATCAAATAAGTTCTGTTGCTAATCCAAATGAATTAGCTAACAAAGTACAAGAACTAAAAAATTTAGAAGATGAAATTAAAAATGCTGAAGATGGTATTAAGAAACTAAAAGAAAAAGCAAATATAATTTCACAGTTTGAAATTCCTCAAATGATGGAGGAAATGAATATTAAAAAATTAAAGCTAAAAGATGGAGAGACAGTTGAAGTCTCCAACTTTTATAGTGCATCTATCTTAGATGAAGATGCAGCTTTTAACTGGCTTCGTGATAACGGTCGAGGTGATATTATTAAAAATGATATCACCGTTACCTTTGGTCGTGGCGAAGATAACAAGGCGGCACAATATGCTGTCCTTGCAAAAGGTCAAGGATACGAACCTGTCCAGAAAGTAGGCGTACATCCTCAGACCCTTAAAGGAGTAGTTAGGGAGTGTCACGAGTCTGGAATCGAACTCCCTGATTGCTTCAAAACTTACGTAGGTAACCGTACAAATATAAAAAGGAGTTAAACTATGAGTACAGAAGTACAAACAAAAAAGGCACAAACACCTTCTACTATTTTATATAGAGAAGATGCCGGAACAGGTTTTGAGAATGTAAGACAAGAATCTCTTGCTTTACCTATCTTAAAACTTTTACAGAATGGATCTGGAGAAGCACAGAAGCGTAATCAAAATTACGTTGAAGGTGCAGAACCAGGTATGTTCTTAAATATAGTTACTAAAAAACTATATGATGGTGATAAAGGATTCAGAGCAATCCCTTGTTACTACAAAATGGAGTTCCAAGAATGGGCAGAATTTGGTACTGGTTCAGGTAGACCAGAACAAATTTATCCTGCTGATTCTGATATTCTATCAAAAACTACTAAGGATGGTGGTAAAGATAGATTACAAAATGGTAACTACATTTTAACAGTACACCAAAACTATGTTATTATAGTTGGTGAGAATGGAGCTGAGAAAGCTTTGATGTCAATGTCTGCATCTCAAGGTAAGATTGCAAGAAAATGGATATCATTGCAAAAATCTCAAACACTAAAAGATGCTGAAGGTGTATATACACCTGCTCCATATGCTTTTAGTTATCACATAACATCAGTATTAAACTCTGGAAAAGGTAATCAATGGTATGGTTTTTCTGTTGGTGCACCTGAACAAGTGAAAGATGGCGGCATGTATCAAGCAGCTAAAGACTTTCATGTTTCTATGAGAAATTACGACAAGTAATTGACACAATCAGGCGGTACAGATGTGCCGCCTGATACAAATTTATCAGAGGGAAAATGATAGAAAGATTAAAAGATATATTTAAAGGTTTAGAAAGTGCACATGGTATCACTAGAAAAACTGAAGAAATAAGACACGACGGTAAAAACGAAGTTAGATCCAAAACTATAAGAGAACCTGTAACTAATGAGTTGTGGGAAAAACATTTAAAAGGTGAAGAACCTGGTCTTGGTATTATACCAATCAATGAAGATAATAAATGTAAATGGGGTGCAATAGATATTGATACATATCCTTTTGATCATTTAAAATTAATTAAAAAGATAAGAGAAAAGAAATTACCACTAATTGTATTTAGATCTAAATCAGGTGGTGCACATGTTTATTGTTTTACAAAACAATTTGTACCTGCATCTTTGATGAGACAAAAATTACAACTAATGGCATCATCATTAGGTTATGCTAAAGCAGAAATATTTCCTAAACAATCTAAAATTATGGCAGATAGAGGAGATGTTGGTAGTTTTTTAAACATGCCTTATCATGGTGGAGATAGAACGGTTAAGTATGCAATTGATGATAATGGTAATTCTTTAACTATAGACAGTTTTATAAAATCATATGATTTAATTGCTTTAGAAGATATTGAATTAGAAAATTTATTTGTAAATAAAACAAAAGAAAAAGAGAAAGAAGCATTTCCTGATGGTCCACCATGTTTAAATACCATTATTAAAAATGGTCCTATTGTAGAAGGTAATGGTGATGTTGCAGCATCAGGTAGGGATAATGGATTATTTAATATTGGAGTTTATTTAAAAAAATTTAATCCAACAGGGTGGAAAAAAGATTTAGATAATTATAATGATGAAAAATATATCAAACCTAAATTATCTTCTGAAGATGTTATTAGAATTAAAGAACAAGTAGAAAAGAAAGACTATGATTATAGATGTAAAGATAAACCTATTTGTAATTTTTGTAATGAAAAACTTTGTTATACAAAACAATATGGAAAAGGTGGTGATGTTAGAATGCCATCAATTGAATCAATAAGAAAATATGAATCTGATCCACCAATATTTTTTGTAGATATAGATGAAGATTCAATAGAAGTTGATGCAGCAACATTACATGATCATGAAAAATTTAGTATTGCATGTATGACTGAACTTGGAAGACCATTAATTCCAGTTGCTAAATTAGTGTGGAGAAAACAACTGGCATCTTTAATGAAAAACATGGCAACATTAGATGCTCCTGATGATGCTAAAGTAGATATACAATTAAAAGAATTACTAACTGAATTTATAAGTCGTGATGGAAAAGATATATCTGCAGTATTACAAAGCAAACCTTATACAGAAAATGGTGTTAGTTATTTTAAATTTAAAGATTTTTGGAGATTTATAATTAGAAGTAAAAGTTGGCCAGAAAAAACTTATTCAAAAAATAAAACAATCAGATTAGTAGAAAATTTATTTAACGGTAAGACAGCAACTAAAGATATAACAGTTAAAGTAAAAGGAAAGGAAGAAAAGAAAACAGTCAAATTATGGACTGTAGAAAAAATTGAAGTGCAAGAGTATACACCAAAAAGATTAGAAAAGAAAGCAGCACCATTTGAATGAGAACAGTCATAGCAGGACCACCTGGAACAGGTAAAACACATACCTTAATCCATAAACATTTACATAATGAATTAATTGTAAATAAAACTGATCCTAAAAAAATTTGTTACATTACATTTAGTAATGCTGCAGCTGATGAAGCAAGAGATAGAATACAAAAAGAATATCCAACATTTGAATTTGATTGGATATGCACCATGCATTCAATGGGAACTAAATTATTAAACATAGATACAAAGTCTCAATTATTAAAAGATGAAAATTGGAATCCATTTAAAAATAAATATGGACACACCGATATGCATTTTGAAACTATACAAAAAGAAAATGGTTATCATGAATATAAAAATCAATACATGAAAATTATAGAATACTCTCGTTGTACTAAAATGAGTTTGCAAGATGCAGCAATCAAATTAGATTTAATAGATTTTATAAGTGAACCTTTACTTGAACAATTGAATCAAGATATTATTGATTACAAAAGAGATTATAACATGTTTGAATTTTCAGACATGATTTCCGATTTCGTTGAGAAAAAACTATGCCCCTCCCTCGGCGCCGTTTTTCTTGATGAAGCTCAAGATCTGAATCCCTTGCAATGGGATATGTTCTTTTACATAGAATCCTGTTGTAAAAGATCTTACGTTGCAGGGGATGACGATCAAGCTATCTATGCTTTTCAAGGTGCTGATCCTAAAATATTTATTAATCTTAAAGGGACTGCCGATCATCAAACTGTATCAAGAAGAGTACCAAAAGAAATACACAGAACTGCTTTATCAATATTAAATAATATTGATGAAAGAAGAGAGAAAGTTTGGAAACCTAGAGAAGCAAAAGGACATGTTATAGAAGATTTAGAACTAGAAGATATTGATTTTAGTAAAGGTCAATGGATGATTTTAACTAGAACTAATGATCAAATGAAAAATTTAGTACCAATCCTGCAACAAACAGGATTCAGATTTGACTGTAAATTCAATGACTTACTGCCTTTAGATGTCATTAAAGCAATTAATGATTGGGACCGATTAAATAAGGGTGCAAGTATCTCCGGAGAAGAAGCTCAAAACATTTATGAATATTTAAAATACGATAAAGGAGATGTCTCTTATGGATTTTCTGGAGGCAAGTCTCTGGCAAACGTAGACTCTGTAGACATGGATGAATTAAGAATGGATCATGGTTTAATTGCTCATGGTGACTGGACTGCATTACGTTTTAAAGATTATCAAAATCAATATATCCAGGAACTTGTGGCGAGCGGCGAGGATCTAAGTAAACCTGCAAGAATAAAATTAGCTACAATACATTCTGTTAAAGGTGAAGAAGCAGAAAATGTAATTTTGTTTACAGATTTAGAAAGAATTATTTATGAAGCAGCGCAAATAAATAAAGACACTGAACATAGGTTATTTTTTGTTGGTGTCACAAGAGCAAAAGAAAACTTATTTATAATGAATCAAGGTTATGAATATCAATACAACATAGGAGAAGAAATAATATGACACATAAAGATATATTTAAAGATGCATTTCCACAAGATACACAAATTGGAGGATCCCATTATAAAAATTTTAAGATTCAACCATATGAATTTATATCAAAAAACGACCTTTCATTTTTTCAGGGAAACGTAATAAAATATGTTTGTCGATACTTGAATAAGAACGGAATTGAAGATATAGATAAGATAATTCATTATTGTGAATTAGAAAAAAAGAAATTGAAAGACATGAGTAAAAAGAAATGAATTTTGAAATGACAGCTATTTATGATTTAGGATTATTGACCTGCGTTGCAATGTTTTATTTTATGTTAGGAGTATAATATGATGTTTAACGCAGCAACAGAATGGACTTGTCCAGAAACATTTCCTGATTTATCAAAATACGATTACGTAGCAATTGACTTAGAAACTAGAGATCCTAATTTAAAATCAAGAGGATCAGGTGCAGTTATCGGTGAAGGGGAAATTATTGGTGTTGCTTTAGCTGTTGATGGTTGGTCTGGTTATTATCCAATAGGACATAGAGAAGGTAATTTAGATAAAAGAATTGTACTTGATTATGTAAAAGATGTTTGTAAAGCACCAAACACAAAAATATTTCATAATGCAATGTATGACGTATGTTGGTTAAGAGCATATAATATTCCTATTAATGGTTTTATTATTGATACGATGGTAATGGCATCATTAATTGATGAGAATAGATTATCATATACATTAAATAGTATCGCTTACGAATATTTAAGAGAAGTTAAAGATGAAAAAGGATTGAAAGAAGCAGCAGAAGCTGCTGGTGTAGATGCTAAATCTGAAATGTATAAACTTCCTGCAATGTATGTTGGAGCTTATGCAGAAAAAGATGCTGAACTTACATTAGAATTATTTAAAGCTTTATCAAGAGAAATACAAAAACAAAATTTATCAGAAATATTTGACCTGGAGACACAACTGTTTCCATGTTTGATAGACATGAAATTTAAAGGAGTGCGAGTAGACGTAGAAGGTGCACACAAATTAAAACAAAACATGTTAAAAGAAGAAGAGGCACTACTATTAGAAGTAAAAAAGCAAACAGGAATTGAACCACAGATATGGGCAGCAAGGTCCATTGCGAAAGTTTTTGACAAGCTCGGTTTACATTACGAAAGAACTTTGAAATCACAGGCGCCCTCCTTTACTAAAAATTTTTTATCTGAGCACAAACACCCTTTAATACAAAAGATTGCTAAAGCAAGGGAAATTAATAAAGCACATACAACTTTTATTGATACAATCTTAAAGCATGAATATAGAGGTAGGATTCATGCAGATATAAATCCAATACGATCTGATCAAGGTGGAACAGTAACAGGTAGATTTAGTTATTCTAATCCTAACCTTCAACAAATTCCAGCGAGGAACAAGGATCTAGGACCAAAGATTAGATCATTATTTATACCAGAAGATAATTGTCATTGGGGTTGTTTTGACTACTCACAACAAGAGCCAAGACTTGTAGTTCACTATGCAGCAACTACAGATCCAATTATGTATGATGATTCAGTGTCTTCTATTGTAGAAAAATTTAAAAGTGATTCAGTAGACTTTCACCAAACTGTAGCAGACATGGCCGGCATATCTAGAAGTAATGCTAAAACAATTAACTTAGGATTATTCTATGGTATGGGTAAAGCAAAACTACAAGCAGAACTTGGTTTATCAACTAAAGCAGAAGCTGAAAATTTATTTAATCAATATCATGAGAACGTACCTTTTGTTAGAGAACTTATGAATAGAACATCACAACAAGCTCAATTTTCTGGGTCCATTGGAACATTACTTGGACGTAGATGTAGATTTAATAAATGGGAACCAAATACTTTTGGTATGCATACTCCTATGACTTTAGAAGAAGCTGAAAGAACTTATGGAAGAGGAAGAATCAAAAGAGCCTTTACATACAAAGCTTTAAATAAATTGATACAAGGTAGTGCAGCTGACATGACTAAGAAAGCTATGTTAGATTTATATAATGAAGGAATTATACCTCATATTCAAATCCATGATGAATTAGATATTTCTATTGAATCTGATGCACAAGCAAAAAAGATTATTGAGATTATGGAAAATGCTGTTACACTAGCTGTCCCAAATAAAGTTGATTATGAATACGGAAAAACATGGGGTGAAATAAATGGATGATGATAATATAAGGATTAAAGTATGGCCTACCTTAACGCGAATATACCACCGATATATTGTAAGATTAAAACCGAGTATCTTTACGATATGGACATGGATAAGAAAGGCGAGCGTGACTGCGTTGTCTTTGGTCTTTGCTCTATTTCAGGTCGTGCTCTCTTATTTCATGCATTACTTCCCAACGGTGCAGTCTTTTATAGATTGCCTATCTCAGCGTTTTTCCAAAAACGTTTTTCTAGATCCGAAGTGCCGGATATGTCGGTCGACCAATTACAGTTGTGGAACTGTTTTAGTTATTGGCCTAGTGTGCATGTCTTTGATTTTCTTGCTGGTGTAGATGGTAAGTATCGTGGAAAGGATAAAAACTTTTATCCAGGAAATTATTTATTCACTGTTGATTGGGCCCATCCTGAACCTAATATTTTGGATGTGGAGCATTCTCAAATACCTCAAGAACATAAGTGTGCGCATATATTGGCTCTCGATAACGGGAATTTTGCAGCTCAGCCTAATAATCGCATTCTGTGGCATGTTAATAATTACACTACTGAGTCCGATTGGCCTGACTATAAAGTACAAAACACAGTGTGGGATGTTGAAGGTTCGGACTGGATTACGGAAGATTCTGACAAAATGTTCTATGAGATAGAACCAAAAAGCACTTCTAAAAAATAATTTTTTATATATAATAGTAGGTTCACCTAACTAGGAGGAACATATGAATTTTAAATGGGACTTAAAAAAAGAATTAGATGAGAGAAGAAAAGCTAGTTCTGCAAAGGCTCAATTAAGAAAAAGAAGTTTAGATTCTATTTCCAGACCAAAAGCTGAGAAAAATATAACTTCTAAGGACCCAAGATTACAGGGAATTTAATTGATCCTACATTAGAATAATTATAAAAAACATTTATGAAAATAAGTGACGCTACAAATGTGGGTTTACCACTAAGGAATTTAATTGGCCTAATTGGAGCCATAGTTGTAGGTGCATGGTTTGCCTTCGGTGTAATTGAACGTTTAAATCAACTAGAAACTAAGAACCAGCTCTTTGAAAAAGATTTACTAGAAGCGAGCGTCCAGAAGCCTATAGACCAGGAGCAATTCATGATCCTTGAATGGCAAGCAACACAAATAGAGAAGATGCAAAAAATGTTAGAGGAAAATGTAAACACAGGTGTGATGTTAGATAATCACGAAAAAGAAATTGAAAAATTAAAAAAAGATATTGAAAAATTAAAAGACGCAACAAGAAATATTAAATTTGCAAATGGTAATGGATCACATTAATGACTAAAATGGTTATAGCACTATGCTTGTTTTTAAATGGTGAACTGATAGAACATAGGAAACAAGAATCTATGTCTACATGTTTAAAAATGAAACGTGAAGCAATACGTAATATGAATATGGAAAACAAACAATTAATGTGTGGTGAAGTAAAAGCTTTTATAACTAAAAACATTGACGGCAGTGAGAGTATTGATAAGATAATTATTGAATCAAAATAAAATGAACTTATCTCGTAATTTCAGTTTATCAGAATTAACAAAGTCGGACACTGCGATCCGAAAAGGGATTAATAACAATCCCTCCGCAGATCAAATAGAAAAATTAAAATCTTTATGTGAAAATATACTTCAACCGGTAAGAGATAGGTTTGGAAGAGTGACTATCACTAGCGGATTCCGTAGTGTAGAATTATGTATAGCTATAGGTAGTGCAGCTAATTCACAGCATGCTAAAGCTGAGGCCGCAGATTTCGAATGTCCCGGTGTAGATAATGCAGAAGTTGCAGATTGGATTAAAAATAATTTAGAATATGATCAGCTAATTTTAGAATTCTATAATCCAGGTGAACCAAATTCAGGGTGGATCCACTGCAGCTATATTCCTGAAATGAGAAGAGCAAGCTGTTTGCATGCATATAGATCAGAGGGTAAAGTTAAATATAAACCAGTAACCGGAAAGTTTAGAGATATAATATGAATTCAAAATTTAAAACATTAAGATTATTTAACAATATAGATACTGTAAATGGCCACTGTGAATATTGTGGTGAAGAAACAGTATTAGTTGCAATTGTTCCTGAATACTACAGATGTACTAATTGTGGTGAAGACACCAAACAACATATAAATGGCAGTATTAGATATTTAAAGTTGTCAGATTCTGATAAAGCGTTTATAAAAGACCATGGCAAAACAGAAATTTACTAACTTCGTACCTAGACCAAAGCCTCCGAAACGTCCTGGCCGTCACAAAAAATCTATGAATAAATCAGAAAAAAGAAGTTATAAAAAATATAACGGACAAGGAAGAGCTTAAGTATTTTCTCCAACTACAGGGGTTTCTAC